CCTTTTTCTTCTCGGCCCCAGTCAGCTTATCAATGAGGGAGCGGATAGCGTCCCGGACCTTTTGCAGCAGCGTCCGGTCATCCCGGTGCCGCTCGATGAAGTCATCCAGCACCTTGCCGTCGTCAATGAGGCGGCCCGCATAGTCCGCCGCCACCTCGTCCATGGCCTGCTCATAGGTCAACTCCACGCCCTGGGCAGCGTAGGTGTCGATGCGCTTCTGGATGCTGCCCCGTTCCTCCTGCGCCACGATGTCGCGGAACGTCCGGTACTCCGTGGGGGCAAGCTCCTGCATCCGGTGGGTCATCTCGTGGCCCACGATAGCAAGAACAGGGTTAGGATTGTTCCGTTCCACCAGCACCGTGCTGCCGCTGATCTGGGCGTTGGCCGTTCCGCCGCGCACGCTGTCCACGAATTGTACCCGCACGCCCAGGGCCTTGGCGACGCTGTTGACCTTGGCCGCCGTCTCGGCGGTCAGATAGACGCGGTTCTCACCGTTTATGTCCGTCACGGTCCTGCCGCTCTCCACGGCCTGCTTCACGAAGTCATCATACACGAGGCCGCTGTCCTCCCCGGCCACCTTGGCATACTTGGCCGCCTGCTGTTCACGCTGGAGGGAAAGGGCGGCGTCGTTTTGACCGGCGGAGTAGGCCGCGAAGCGCTGGGCCTCCGTCAGGCGGCTGCCGTAGTCGCTGTCCACCTTTGCCATGTCTGCGCCGTTGATGCCCGCCTCGTAGTAGGAGGCGAAGCCTGCGTAGTAGTCGTCGGCCCGCACGCTGCCGTCGTAGCTGGCAGAGAGGGCCTTGGCCCCGTTCTCGCCCAGACTGGCCGCAGCGTCCCGCACGCGGCGGATGTCATACGCTTGCTGCGCCGCAGGGCGCTGCTGCTCCACCTGCACGGCAGGGCGAACAGTCTCCTGTGTGGCCGTCTGCTGGGTTTCCGTCGCGGAGGGGGTAGTTTCCCTCGTGTTTGCAGAAACGTCGCTCTGCGTCCTTGCAAGGGTCTCCACGGCGCTCTTGACGGCCTTGCGCTGCTGGCTCTTGGTCATGCCGTCCTGCACCACCTGGCCCGCCGCCTGCTCCAGGGATGCCATGGCATCCTGGTCCGCCAGAATACGGTCCGCCATCTTCCCGTTGGCGTGCCCGTTCTGGCTTGCCTGCTTCGCCGCTTGGGCCAGCAGCTCATTGGTAGCAGGGGCCTGGCCCGCCGGTTCTGCCTGTGGGGCGGGGGCGGTGGCTTCCTGCTGGGCGTTGGTTTCGCCCACGTTGTAGTGGTAGGTCGCCGGGGTGATAACGCCGCCCATCATGCCGGAGGTCGCGCCCACAAGGAAATCATACAGAGAGTTCTCCAGCGTTTCCCCGGCGCTCGCTACATCTCCGCCGTAGATGCGGGGCATCTGCCATTCCATCCAGTCTCCGATGAACTCCTCCAGACCCTCGCTCACCGCTCCGGCCCCGAAGGTCAGCGCACCGCCCAGCACACGCTTGCCCGCGTCCGTTTTCGCAAAGCGGTTCACAGCGGAGCGGATGCCCCGCTCCACGGCGTCGTCCAATGCGCCGCCGCCATAGGCATGGCTGAACGGTAGGGCGATGTTGAACATCTTCTCCGTAAAGACTTCCTTTGCGGCAGAGGCCGTGCCGTAGAGCACCTGCTGTTCCAGGGTGGAGTTTGGGTTGTCCTGCCGTGCCTGCTGCGTCCCGCCTCCGAACGCACGCATGGCAAAAGCGCCCATGCTGCCCGGTGTTCCCAGCAGGGCGTTGGCCGCTGTGTCGAGCGTTGTCTGGGTCATGGAAGCGCCTGCGTCCACCAGCACGCGGCCTACGCCGCCCAGCCCTTCCTTGGCCCGCTCAATGTCCTGGGCAGAGGACTGCTGGATGTCGTCCGCCAGTTCATAGCTGGCCTGGGTCGCTTTCTGCTGCACCTGCTCGTCCAGCACTTTTGCCATTGCGTCGTACTTCCGCTGCCAGTCGTCGATGATGTACTGCTGGCTCTGGATGTCCCGTTCGTTCCAGCTTCCGGGCTTTTCCTTGTTTTCCGCCAGCATGGCGTCCATGTCCAGTTTGGCCCGCTCCAGGTTGTGGGAATATTCCGCCAGGTACTCCCGGTTCTGCGCGTCGCGTCCGCCCTGGCCCATGGCGTAGAAGGTGCTCATGGCGTTGCTGTTGGAGGCCAGGGACCCCTTGGCCCCGCCTCGGATGGTGTCTCCCAGACGGGAGAAGAAGCTCCGCTTCTCCACAGGCTTTTCCGCCGTGACCTGCGGCACGGTAGGCGGTTCTGCGTTTTCCCGCTTTAAGGTCAGCCCGCCAGCCTGCCAGGTCTGCGTCCTCCTGGCGGGGGCGGCGGACGGCGCAGCAGCCGGGGCGGTATTCGCCCCGGTCGTCTGCTTGTTCTCCTCCTGCTTTCTGCTGCCGCTGGTCCAGGTTTTCCCGGTCCCGGTCTGCTTTAAGGTCAAAGCCATAATCTACTCCCTCCTTACGAAAGGTCAAAACCGAACAGCTTAAACTTACGCTTGAGCGTTGCCAGTTCGCTGTCGGTGAGGCCCGCCTGGCTGATTTCATTAAGAAGCTGTTCCACGCTGGAATAGCTGCGCCCGTTCCAGGTGAAGATGCCCTCGTCCTGGTCCCAGTCCAGGCTCGTCTTTCCACCGCTGCCGCTGTCTCCGCTGCCGCCCTGGTTCTTCATCCAGTCGGCGTAATACCCGGCCAGCTTTCCGGCCTGGGTGGTGTTGTACCCGGCGGACAGCAGCCAGGCGTATGCGTCGCCCTCGCTGCGGATGCCCGCCTTGTACATTCCTGCGTACACGTCCTCGCTGGCGCTTGAGCCGCCTCTCTTGCTTCCGCCGGAGCTGCCGCCTCTGGAGGACCCACCGCCGGAGCGAACGGATGCCTGTGCCTTGTTGTATGCGCTCTTGAGGCTTGCGATCTCCGTATCGGAGTACCCCAGGGCCTTGTAGCCGGAGAAGTCGCCGCCCGCCGCAAGGGTCTGGGCCTTTGCCAGCGCCCGGTTGTACTCCGTCTCGTCCTTGTAGGTCTCCCGGTTGTAGGCGGTCTCGTCCTCGTACCGCTTGTCCGCGATCTGGTCCCGGCCCACGGAGTAGTTCCACTCGTTGTTGTAGCGCTCGTCGCTGATATTGTCCCGATGCACGCCGTAATCGAAGTTCCGGTCCGTGTTGTACTGGGCCAGAAGGTCGGCGTATTTGGCATAGTCGCCCTGCTCCAGGGCCACCAGCATTTCCAGGTTCGCCCGCTGGGTGTTGCCCTCGTCCTGGTACATGGAGTAGGCAAGCTGTTTCAACTCTGGGATTTTATCGGCCAGCGCCCCCATGTAGTTGTCATAGGTCTGCTGCGCCGCGCTGCCCGCGTAGCTGCTTGCAAGGCCGCCCGTGCGGGCGCTGACCTGCCCCAGGGTGTCCTGCATCGCCCGCTCGCCGCTGCGCGTGTAGCTCTCCTTGTACTGCTGATAGGTGGGGTCCTTCTCCGGGTCGTAGCTGAACGCCTCCCGGTTAAGGATTTGGCGGGTCAGGTCGTCGATCTGGCTCTGGTAGCGGCTGGTGTAGGTGGGGGCCGCCTCGTAGGAGAAGCCGCCGCCTCCGTTTCCTCGTCCGCCGCCGCCCATCTCCAAGGGGATGTAGCGGCTGCCGTCGCTGTCGCCGGAATAGCCGTAGTTGCTGCGGATGCGCTCCACATAGTCGTGGGCGTCTGCCCAGGTCGTTTTGCCTGCCGCCGCTGCCGCCCGGACCTCCGCCGCGCTCCGCAGCTCGTCATCGGAAAAATGCTCCTGGTCATATACGCTGCCGCCGTAGCTGCCCCGGTCGCTGCCGCCGCCGCTCACCGTGTCGGCGCTGGGCGCGGCGGCCTTGCCGGTCTTGCTCCCGGTCTTGATGGCGCTGGTGGCATAGCCGTTCTCGTTATAGCTGATGTTGTAGCCGCCCTTGGAGACGGTCTTGCCCGCCAGGTCTTTGTTCCTGGACATATCGGGTTTTGCCATGTCGGATTACCTCCTCTTTCAGTTGGTTTTCTGCTCCAGCGCCGTCACGCGGGCTGCCAGCTTGTTGTACTCGCTGCCCAGTGTGCTCACGCTCTGCTGCACCCCGGAGAGGGTGGTTTGCAGGCCGGAGACCTTGCTGTTCAGCCCCTCCACACTGGTCTGTATAGCGGTCATGCTCTTTTGAAGCTGCCCCAGCATGAAGTCCAGATTTTCTTGCAGGTTTCTGGTGTAGTTGCACAGAGATTTTACGGTCCCGTTCACGTCGTTGCGGTCAAACGAAGGAGGGGAGCCGGGGAGGGTGGTTGCCATGCCCTGTCACCCCCCTTAATATTCGCTGCCCAGGGCGAACTCCCGGATGATGCTCTTGACCAGGCATCCGCCCTTGCCGGACAGCCGGATGCGGAAGTTGTCGCACCGCACCGGCAGGATGGGGACTTGCAGGGTCTTGGCCCGCTCGTTGTGGGTGGAGAACACCTGTCGGAAGGGCTTTCCGTCCGTGCTGATCTCCACCTTGAGCCAGGCCCCAGCCTCCAGGTCCGCCCGCAGGTACAGCTTGGAATAGCACTTGCGCCCGTGGCTCGTCTCGTCCATCTGGCACAGCGTTGCGCTCCAGTTCACCAGGCCCTCCTCGGAGTAGTCCTGCCCGGTTGTCATCAGCTTGCCCGTGGCCCCGTCCAGGAAGTAGAGCGTCCCGTCCAGATAGGCCCAGTCCAGCGCGTGGGTTGCGTCCTCCCGCAGCCAGATGGCCCGCAGCGTATCAAAGACGTACAGCTCCCAGTCGCCCTTCTCCGTCCGCATGGAGATGTAGTAGCGCTCGCCGTCCGTTCCGCCCACCGCGTCGAAGAAACGCCGGGTCCCGAAGTTCTCCGTCAGCAGCTCCGGGGTCCCGCCGGAGTAGGCGTACACGCCGTTGCGGCCCTTGTAGAACAGCGTCTCGTTGATGACGGCCAGGGACTTCTCGCTGCCCTTCTGGATGCCGGGCACCGTGTAGGTGTAGATTTCATACTGCGCCGGATAGCTGCCCAGGACCTTGTGCAGGCAATTCTCTTTCCAGAACAGCACCGTGCTGGAGTAGGCGATGCACCCGGTGAACTCGCCCTCCGTGCCCACGGCCACGGCGTAGCTGTCCGTGGACACCCCGTCGTAGACGTAGAAGTTGGTCGGGTCGCCCAGGGCGCTGGCGTAGATGGTCTTGCCCTCCGCGCCCCAGATGCGGTTATCGCACTCGCAGATGCACGTCAGGTCCGGCACCTTCCGCTCAAGCATCACCGTCCCGGCCTCCACGCCGGTCTTGGTGAAGATGTCCTTGGTGAAGGTCAGCTTCCGCGCCTCCAGGGAGCGGATGATGTGGCTGCCATTGTTCGCGGCGCAGGTCGTACAGCCGGAGATTTCGATTGCGTCTCCGGCCTTGAAAAGCTCGTCGAAGCCTGGGTATTTGTGCAGCGCCGCCGTGTGCAGCAGATAGGTGATCTGGTAGGTCCCGTCGCTCTGCTTTGCGCTGCTCTGTACCACCATGTACTCCTTGGAGCTGTCGCAGTCGTATTGAATGTAATCGCCCGCCTTGAGCTTGTCCGGGGTCCCTGCGGTCCCGCCGCTCATAGTCAGCGCTCCCGTGGTCTTGTCCACGCTGGCCCCGGTGTAGGCGGTGATGGATGTGTCGGCGGCCACGCTGCCCTTGGTCTCTGCGTTTTCCGCCGCCTGGTCGATGTAGCTCTGCTCCGGCACGGTCAGGGTGTTGGCCGTGAAGGTCACGTCGCCGGAGAAGCCGGGGTATTCCGCCGCCAGCATCCCGAACGTCTCTGCCTCCGTGTCGTAGTAGACCTTATCGGGGAAAATGACGATTTTGGTGTTGATGGTGGCAAACTGCTTTTCGCCCGCAGTCACATGACCCACCACCTTGCCGTCATAGAGAAAGTCGGTCCCGTCCACCACGCACAGCTTCCCCCGTGCGTACAGCCCCGTGGGGCTGGTGTAGGTCCCGGCGGTCTTGCGCCCGTCCCGCTGACTGAGGCACGGGAAGCGGGCGGAGGAGAGGCCCCAGCTCTCTGCCAGCTCGCCGTCCCCGGCCCCCTGGCCGTAGTTCAGCCCGGCAAAGGCGATGATCTGCTTGCGGTTCTTGCCGGTCGCCGCCGTCATGTATGGCAGGTTCATCTCGCCCCTCCTCCTAAAATAGACCCGTCAGACCCCCGCCGCCGATGGGCAGGTGCCTGCGGTGATACTGTTTCCGCCATTCGTCCAGCGCTGCGTTGTACGCCAGGGCGGAGTTGTTGTAGTTGTCGGCCTCCCGGTTGTAGAAGTCCACCTTGCTCATAAGGTACAGGTCGTACAGCCCGTCGTAGGGGGCCTCCACCAGCAGGGGCTTGTCCCCGTCCTCCGGGAACGCCTTGGGAAAGTCCGGCAGGTCGGTCCAGCCGCACGCCGGACACAGGTTGCTGTCCATCACCCGGTCATAGGTGATTTCCGTCCCGCCGCAGGTGGGACAGACGGCGACGGGTCCCTTGGCCCCGCGCCCGCTCGTGAGCTGGTGCCGCAGGATGGTCTCCCGGTAGAGCTGTCCGTCCAGCTCCAGCAGCCACGCCGCCTTGGTCTCGTCGTCGATGGCGTCCGGCCTCGCCCGGTTCACCCGTTCGATAACTTCATTGATGCTCGGCATACCGCCGCCTCCTCTCATAGAATTTGCCGGGCAGCGGCACGCCGCCGCCCGGCTTTCTGGGTGCTTCTCTTACACCGCGCGGACCCACAGGCCGTTGTTCTTCACATACAGCCCGCCGTCATTGCCCGGTACGCTCTCAACCGTATAGCAACCATCGCTGTCTGTGCTGTCAGATACAACGATAGAAGATTTGAGATTAAAAGCGGGGCGGGGCGCGAAGTAGGCGTTGCACACGTAGTCGCGGTACACGGTGCCGTCGGTGCCGATGAAGTACGCGTAGCTGGCACTCGAGTACGGGGAGCGCAGGCCCCAGAGGACGGCAGTCGCCGTCTCGTCCAGATAGGCGATGCGCTTTGCGTTGTCCGAGAAATAGCTGAACGCCGTGCCCTCCGTCTGCCAGCCGCTCACGCCCGCCTCCGTGCAGGAGAGGGCAAAGCCCTTTCGGTAGATCGTGTGCAGCGTCGCCACCTGGTTGCCCTCCGCCACCACAATGGGGACGGGGACCAGGCACTCCCGGATTTTCTCGTCCAGTTTCAGCGGCCAGATGCCGTCGCAGAAGTTGTCCAGGGTGCAGCCGAAGTAACGGTTTTTATAGCCGTTGCTGTCAGAGGCGTTCCACGCGATTTCGCTGAAAGCATCCTTGCGGATAAGGGTCACGCCTGTGCCGGTGCCGTAGTGGTCATTGTCCAGCTTGATGAACTTGGTGGGCTTGGTGTTCTCGCCCAGCTTCACCAGGCTGCCGTTTGCCAGATTGGAAAGTAACTGTCCCATATCGTTTCGTTCTCCTTTCGTCAGGTCCAGGCCGGGCAGCGGGGATGCCCGCCGCCCGTCTGGCCTCGTCTGCGCGGTCCAGAGCCATCAACAACCTGGACCGCATTTCTCTGCGGAGTTGCTTTGTGTCGCCGTGTTTGGCGTGCGCCTCCCAGGCGGTAAAGCTCTCCATGATTTTCTCCCGCGATACCTCGCCCGCTGCGTACTGCTTCTCCCATAGCCGGATGCGTCGTTTCATCCGCTTGATGGAGGAGTAACGCAGCTTGCTGACCACCTGGCCCGTCCGGGAAAGATAGGTGTGGAAACCGCAGAAGTCGATGCCGTTTTGCAAGGGAAAGATGTTGGTCTTGTCGTTCAGCTCCAGGCCCAGCTTGGCAAATTCAAGCCTTGCAAGGCGCAGAGCCTCAACCGCTGTCGCTTTATCCGGGCAGATCACATACCAGTCGTCCATATACATCCCCGCCAGCGGCAGGTGCAGCTTCTCGCCCACATAGTGCATGAAGGAACTGACGTAGAACACCGCGTAGATGTGGCTCGTCTGGTGCCCCAGGGCCAGGCCCACGTCCACGGCGTCGATGTATCGCCACATCAGCGCCCGGATGTCCGGGTCGGGAAACCGGGGTTCCAGCGCGGCCTTGAGCCGCCGGTGGTCGATGCTCTGGAAGAAGTGGCGGATGTCGCCCTTGATGACCCAGCCCTCGGCGTAGTCCCATTCCTCCATGGGCCGGTGGGGCAGACCGGCGGCCTTGCGTGCCGCCTCGTCCGCGCCCTTCCGCCGCAGGAAATAGGTCCTCATGTGCCGTTTCAGCGTCTCCAGCCCATAGTGGGTCCCCTTGCCGTACTGGGCCGCGTAGGTATTCAGCGTAAAGCTCCGGGCCAGCTCGTTGTAAACGATGCAGTCCGTCAGCGCGTGCTGTACCACCTTGTCCCGGAACGTCGGGGCCTGGATAAGCCGCTTCTTGGGTTCGTAGATGAAAAACGCGTCCAGCGGGTCCGGCTGGTGCGTCCCCTGCAAAAGTGATTTTGAGAGTATCAGCAGCTCCTCGATTGCGCTGTACTCGAAGGGTGCCGTACTCTTTTTGTTCCTCTTGCACCGTCTGGCCCGGTGGTAGGCCGCCCATAGGGTGTCAAAGGAGCATAGTTCCTGATAGGTCATATCACACATCCTTGCTTGGTTTTCGGATGGTGGAGCGCAGGTCCGGCATCGCTGATAGCGGCCAGTATCTCCCTCCGCCGGAGGTGTCCGGGGCTTTCCCCGGTAGCGAGCCTGGCAGCGTCGGTGCCATGTGTTTATCCCCCGTGTTCATGTCCACGGACGACGGGATATAGCCTCCTTTGATGATGGGCCTCTGCTTTCGCCGCAAGGGCTACTTGTACACGGTAATTCCATCAGAGCGGGGCGGCGCGGCTCCGGTCCTTCTCGTACCAGGCGGCGCACATATAGCGCACCGTCATCACCGCTTTGCTCCAGGTCGCAGCCTTTTGGCCGCTCACGCCGGGGTATTGCTTGCTTTCTGCCATCCGCAGTATCTTCCGCTCCAGCTTCTTGCACTCGCAAAGGGCCTCCCGCTGCATTGCCAGCCGCTCCGCCGGTCTCTCCCGCAGGTCAATGAGGTTTGCGCCCTCAATGCACGAGCAGATGGCCTCCGCGCCGTTCATCAGGGCCGTGCCGGTGGTGTAGCGGTATTTCTTGGGGATGACCTTCTCGTTGGCGCAAGCGTCTGCCGTGTAAAGCCACATATCAGCCGCCTTGTTGCCCAGTTTGAAGTCATCGGCCTGTCTGTCAGCCATCAGGGCACCCTCGCTTTCTGGCCGCTTCCAGCAGGTCGTCGCAGCCCTCGGCCTCCAGCACCAGGTCAGGCCCCAGCCGGATGGTCACGGTCTCGCCGGTAGGGGAGCGCCCGGTCAGTACCAGGTTGTTCTCCCGGCACATCCGGCAGGGCTGCTCCAGTTCGGCCAGGAGGTTGGAGATCAGGCAGGAAGCCTCTGCCCAGTCCTTACACGCCGCTCGCTTCATCCGTGGCCTCCACGGGAGCGTCAGACACGGCCTGGTCCTCGTCCCTGGCCTCCAGGGTCGTCTTGAGGGCGGAGAGCTGTGCGTTGAGGCGTGCAAGGGCGCTCTGGGCGCTTTCCTTCTCGCTCTTCTCGTGGGACAGCTTGGCCTCCAGCTCCGCCACCTGGGCCGTCAGGGCGGCAACGTCGCTGTCCTCGCTGGTGCGGGTCAGTTTCAGCCCGTGGGAGACCACGCGGAAGGGGCCGGTGTAGGTCGCGGTGGTGCTTCCGTCCTCGGCCAGCACCTCGATGGGACCGGCACAGAACGCGGCCAGGGCCTCGTCGCTGATGCCGCCGGGCAGCTCTGCCACCACGGCCTGGCGGGGGACCCCGCCGATGTTCTCCGTCACCACCGTGAAGCCCTTGTCGCTGACGGTGTGATTGCCTGCTTTAATCATGTTCGTGTCCTCCTCTTATCCGATGTTGATGTAAACGTCGCCGTTGGCCCCCAGGCTGGAGGCGGGAGCGCCGTTGCCGAAGTAGATGTTGCGGAAGCCCTTGGTGCTGCCGCTGGTGGGCGACACGCCGGACACGCCGCCGGTGAACGCGCCGCCCGTCTTGGGCATTTTCTGGTCTGCATAGGCAAAAATGTCCTGGGCCTTGCCCTTGGGGTCATAGACCGCCTTGGTCATGTCGCCGGGGTTTACGGCGTCCGCGCCCTTGGGGATGCCGAAGTCGAAGATGGGGGCAGCGTCCGGGCTTCCGGCCCGCCGCTTCACCGTGGCCGCACTTCCGGCGGCCAGCGTGGTGGTCGTCCCCACCTGGATGTTAGGGGTAGAGCCGTCGGCACCGGCGGGTCCCTGTGCGCCGGTCGCGCCGGTCGCGCCCTTGGCCCCGGTCTCACCCTGGGGTCCCTGGATGCCCTGCTCTCCCTTCGGGCCTTGAGCGCCGGTCGCGCCCTGCGGGCCTCTTGCACCCTGCACGCCCTGGGGTCCCTGCGGACCCACAACCTTGCCCAGATCAATGGTAGGCATAGATGGTTCCTCCTTCCGTCAGATGTTTAGGCATAGATGCCCTGCATCGTTGATGTAATAGTCCGGGGCCTCGTTGCCGGTGTAGGTACACAGCAGATGCCCCTCGTCGGTCACGCTGAAATTGACCATGCCAGCCGTCTGCACGGCCACGCCGTCGATGCCGCGCGGTCCTTGCGGCCCCTGCACGCCCTGGGGTCCTTCCGGTCCCGTGGGTCCAACCGGGCCAGCAGCGCCTTGCACGCCCTGGGGTCCCTGGATGCCTTGGATGCCCTGGACGCCGCGCTCGCCGGTCAGTCCGCGCTCGCCCTGGATGCCCTGCTTGCCGGTCTTGCCCTGTGGTCCCTCTGCGCCCTGTTCTCCCTGGTCGCCCTTGGAGGCGATAAGCAGCCAGTGGGCACCCTCCACGCCTCCGGCCACGTCCAGCTCAGGGGCCACGCCCTTGCACGCTGCCTTGCAGATGTAGGAGCTGCCCAGCCTGCTCACCTTCTGGAGGGGCAGATAGGTCTTTGCGCTGTCATAGGCTTCCCACACCTTCACGGCCTCCTCGGCCTGCTCCAGCGCCTCGATGGCGTTTCCCACCAGGGTGCTCACCTGGGGTACAATGCCGTCGATCTGGGTCTGGAGCTGCTGCGCCTGGGTGGGCGTCGGCTCTTTCGGCGTGGTGTAGGCGTCGTTCGGCTTCACCAGCAGATGGTCCGTCACCGTGATGGCAACGGCGGTGGGGTCGCTCTCCCGGAAGCCCTCAATGGTAAAGCTGCACCAGCCCTCCAGGGCCAGCGGCTCCGCCGGAATGGCCGTGTCGAAGGTCAGCGGGTCCTTCTTTGCCACCAGGTCCTCCACGCTGTTGTACAGCAGCACCGCCACGGGGCTTTCGCCCAGGGCGTTGCGCCAGATGATGCGCTTGGAGAACGCCTCCCAGTCATCGCTCATAACGATGTGCAGGCCGGTCGCATTGGCCTCGCCCTGCACGCCCGCGTTCTTGCTGTCCTTGCGGACAAATTCGCCGGTCACGGTCACATTGATGGTCCTGTCCATAGGGGGTCTACCTCCTTTCTGTATGATAAAAGGCGCGGCGGGGCGGAAGGGTCGGTCCCTCCATACCTCGCCGCGCCGTGTCGCAGCCGCTTTTAGGGTCTCGCGGTGTGCCTGTTCAGTTAGATGTTGCGGGCCTTGGCCTCGGCAGCGTAGGCGCTGCTCTCGCGCTCAATGAGGTTTGCGGTGGCGTTGTCCTGGGCCATGCTCTGCTCCAGGACCTCCGCCACATAGGCGGGCACCTGCACGGTCTCGCCGCGCTTGATCTGGAAACTGCGGCCATTGACGGCCACGAAAACGTCATCCTTGTACTTGTCGTTGTCCTTGAACAGACGGATGGGCACAAGGTCGTTCGGCTTGGGCGCGGCGGGGGTGGTCTCTTTTGCCGCCTCCAGGGTCTCCTTGGCTTTGGCCTGGGCCTCTGCCACAATGGCAGCAGCTTCCGCCTTGGCCTTGGCGATGATGTCCTCCGCCTCGGCGGCGGGGGTAGCCTGTGTGGTGGCCTGCTGCTCATTGGCAGCAGCTTCTTTCTTGGCAGCCATAGTGTAAATACCTCCTGTTGGTCAGAATGTGGGGCCGCCCGCCGTAAAGCAGGCGGCCCCGGTGATTAGCTGTTGAAGGTGGAGCAGGTCTCGATGCGGACCATGTACGCCTCCACCAGGCGCTCGGCCACCTTGGTGGCTTTCCAGCCTGCGGTGGCGCGCTGGTCCAGGGGGTCGGCAGTACCGGCAGAGCCGAGCTGCTTCACGATGTGCTGGAGACCGCCGCCGGTGATCTCGGTCACGCCGTAGGCGTCCGCACCCAGAATGAGGGTGGAGTACACGTCACGGGCGGATGCCTCGGGGGTAGTCACGCCCTGGCTGGTGGTGCCGGTCTCGTAGTCCTTGCCCGCATGGGTAAAGACCTTTGCCTCGCTGGTCTCCACGAAGCGGACGCCCTCGATGCGTCCGATCTCGCCCTCGTAGATGCCGTCGGGGTCGGAGTAGGTCTTGACGTTCACCCACTTGGGGTCAGACATCAGGTCGTAGGAGCAATCCGGGTGGATGATGCCCGCGTAGTAGCCGTTGATCTTGGGCGCGTTCATCACCTTGAGATAACGAACGGCGCGGCGCACGGCGTCCACGGTCAGGTAGTGGTTCTCGCTGTCGGTGGTGCTGCCGCCGCACAGGTTGGCGCGGCTGTCCACCTGGCCCTCGGCGTACTGCACGTTGGTGCCGCCGTTCAGGACCTCGCGGGTGATGGTGTCCAGGGTGCGGCCCGCCTGGCTGCCCAGCAGCTTGGTGGCCTGCACCAGGTTGTTGTCGATGGCGGAAAGCAGCAGCATATCGGACAGCTCGATGAAGCCGCCGTACTGCGCCACAGTCGCGGTGATGACGCCCATGTTGAGCTTCTGGCCCTCCGGGGTCACACCTTCGGTCAGGGCCGTGGTGGCCTTGGGCAGGGGGTCATACTTGCGGAACTCGATGGTCTTACCGCCATTCTTGGGGATGGGATGCTTCTGTCCGAACTGGTCATGGACCAGCAGCGGCTCCGCCATATCAATGAGATAGTCGGAGTAAAAGGTTTTCATCTCGCCGGAAAGGTCGTTCCCGGTGGCGTTGCTGGTCGTCTTGTTGATAACTGCGTCAAACAGGTTCAGCATGACGGGCAGCAGAATGAATTTTCGGATGGTGTTCATGTTAAAATCTCCCTTCTGGGGAGAGGCTTAAAACTCGATGTGCTCTCCCCGTGCAGCTCTGCGGATGATCTCCGCGCGGTCCCTCTTGGACAGCTTGGAAACATCATCCTTCACGATAAATGCACCCTGGGAGGTCGTGCCGTTTTCCTGGGGCCTTGCGCCCTTGGCGCGGATGCCGTCCACCACCTGCTTCTCCGTGGCCTTGGCCTGCATAGCGGCCACGCCCGCCTTGATCTGGTCCATGTGGACCACTTCATAGGCGTGCTGGACGGGGACGCCCGCCCGGAGCATGGAGAGG